CTGAACACGGGCAGCGGTACTTTCGGCTTTGCTCCGACCTCCGGCGGCTATCATATCAACTTCATGATCGTCCATCCTTCGGCGGTCAAGAAAGCGGTCAAGGCGAATCTGCCCAAGATTTTCACCCCCGATGTGAACCAGCTTTCCGACCAGTACCTCCTGGATTGGAGACTCTACTACGATGTTTTCGTCCTCGACAACAAGGACAAAGGCATCTATGTCCATCGTGATACTTCCGCTATCGCCTAACCATTAAGGAGGACTCCACTATGGCTATGCAATGGATGTACTCCAACGGCTACTCCACGGCAGAGTTCAGCACCGCCATCACCTTCGAGGATGACACCACTCTGACGGAGTATCAGAAGGATCTTGTTATCGTTGCCACCGCCTCCGCTGCCTCCAAGAGCCTTATTCTTGGTCTTGCAAACGGTCAGCCGATGATTATCGCCAATGTTGGCGGTACGAACGCTTTTACGGCAAAGAACCTTTCGACCGATACTGGAACGAGCATCGCAACTGGCAAGGTTGCTCTCGTCATCGGTTCTACCACGGCGAACGGCACGAAGATTTATGTCCTGAACTAAAGGACAGAAAGGGTCAACAATGCTTCACAACGGCACAGAGGTTCGTGACAAGGACGGCAACATCACGGGATATATCTACGGCGAGACCGCAGACGAACCCGTGGAAGAAGCCCCCAAAGCAGAACCGAAGAAGACTACAAGGAAGACTTCGACTACGAAGAAGTAAGAGGCTACAAATGGCATACATGACGAACGCAATCAAGATAGCGAGGGTAAAGGCTATTGTCGGGGATGCGAGTGCGACCGATTCGGTCATTTCCGCTCTGCTCGATCAGGCCTCCGATGCGATCCTTGATGTGCTTTATCCGTATGACGATGTAGGCGAACTTGCCGTACTCCCGTCCAAGTATAACGCCCTCCAATGCGAATTGGCGGCTCGGTACTATGCTCGGATGGGAGCAAACGGCGAGGTTGTCCACAACGAGAACGGAATCAACCGCACCTGGGCATCGCCTGATGATGCCGACCTCTTACGGAAAGTCACTCCGAGGGCAAAGGCTTACTGATGTTGTGTCTTAATCGGAACAAACAAGCGGTGTGGTATGCGCTTTATAAGGGTGTCACGGATGTAACGGACTCCAACGGCTACAAGACCGGGGAGAAGACCAAATCCTACGATACGCCCGTCAAGATTATGGTCAATGTCTCCGCATCGAGAGGCTCTGCCATCACGGAAGGGTTCGGTGTGAACGAGGACTATGACCGTACTATCGTGACAAACGATATGACTTGCCCTATCAGCGAGACCACCCGCCTTTGGGTCGATGCAGACCCCACCAAGACCGTGCCTGACCCCTACGATTACAAGGTAGTGCGAGTGGCGAAGTCCCTGAATAGTATCACTATTGCGATAAGCAAGGTGAAGGTGAGCTGATGATTACGATTACTTGCCCCGGACTTGACGAACTCATTAAAACGCTTGAGGCGAAGGGCAAGGAACTACCCTCCACCTACGATAAGGCTCTTGAAGGTCTTGCGGACGAGGCGGTAGTAAATGCCCGTGCCGGGTATAAGGGATTAGAGGGGTACATCCCAAAGGATGACTACAAGTTCGTTGACGAACAAGTCACCAAAGAAAAGGTCGGCGAGTGCGACTATATCGTCCGTGCCGATGGGGATGAAATCTGCTTCTATGAGTTCGGAGCGGGTTATACCACGGATATGGGCGGTTTCGCATCCGAAATGCCCTTCTCCGTGCATCCAGGCTCTTGGTCTGTGAACGATAAGCAACAGTTCACAAGGTATGGGCGGTGGTATTCCCCTAACGGACACTACTACAATTCCATACCCGCCACAAGGGCTATGTATAATGCCTCACAAGTCCTTCTTCAGCATCTTGAGAACGGAGAGTTCAAGTGATCTCTAATCACTACATCTACAACTACATCGAGAAAGCAACGAACACCACGGCTCGTCCAGTTTATTGCGCCACTCGCCTTGAAATCATCCCCCCGTCATTTCCGGCTTGCTATCTCACCGAGATAAACCGATATGACAGAGGTTCTGTCAACCTTATGCGGACAGACCGAATGAAGATGATGGTTTGGGAGGCACAGATCTTCTCAAACAAGACCACGGGTGCGGTGGACGAGGCTTACGGCATCCTTGAAGATGTGGACATCGCATTTGCTCACCTCGGCTTCACGCAGACCTACTGTCAGCAAGTAAGCAACATTGACCCGTCTATTTACAGACTTGTGGGACGGTGGGAGCGGATGATTGGGGACGGAGATACATTCCCCGTGACCGACTATCCCACCCCCGAACCCAATACCCCTTAATATAGGAGAAAAACTATGGCACTTGAACTTTCGACCATCGGAACAAAATTGTTCTACAAGGTGGAAACGACCGCCGGGACTTTCCCGACCTCTTCTTACACGGAGATTGCGAACATCGTTTCCATTTCCGAGGACAACGGCGAGCCTGAACAGATCGAAGTGACCAACCTTGTCGATACCCGTCATCGCTCCATTCCGGGGCTTCTCGGTGACAATGATGTTGTGTCCATCACCGCCAACTTCACCGAAGCGTTTAAGACGGCGTGGGCTACGCTTGTCTCCGCTTATCAGACGGGCGCATCCTCTTCCAAAGCCACTTGGTTTGAGATGAGGCTGCCCGGTCACACGGACAGTTGGTACTTTGCGGGCATCCCGTCCGAACTCGGCTTTCCTGGCGCAGAGGTTGCCCAGGCGCAGCAGATCACGGCTTACATCACGAAGAATCAGAGCAAGGGTTGGGCTACCTCCTCGACCTGATGAAGTGATTTCACACCCATAGCGGAGGGGCATAGTCCCCTCCGTGGTATGGGAGAAAGGACATTCTATGAAAGATGTTGCCCCTATCACTCTTGAAAACAAGGACACGGGAAAGACCTATATCCTTGAGTTCAACAGAGCAAGCGTAAAGAGAGCTGAAAGGCTCGGCTTCAACATCAAGGACATCGCTGACAAGGCGGTTTCCGGCGTTGAAGACCTTTTCTACTACTCGTTCTTCATGCACCACGGCAACTCCGTGAGCAGAGAGCAAGCGGAGAGTATTCTTTACGATGAACTTGGCGGTATGCCCGATGGTATGCTCGACAGACTTGCGGAACTGTATGCCGTTTGTCTTGAGGCACTTTATCAGGACGAGGACAAAGCAAAAAACGCCAAGTGGTCGGTGAAGTTCTAACCGAGGAAAAAGAACCGCCGACCTTCAGCGAAATATTTGACGAACAATGTCCCTACTATATGGCGATGGGTATGCCGCTCAATGAGTTTTGGGACGGAGACCCTCGCCTCGTCATATTCTACCGCAAGGCTTTTGACATCAAGCAAGACCTTATAAATGCGTGGGAATGGCGAATGGGTGTATATAACCTCACCGCTTTCAGCACGGTCATCGGAAATGCTTTCCGCAAGAAAGGCTTGAAGCCTCTTGAGTATCTTGAGAAGCCTCTGCCCGTCCGGGAACAGACCGAAGCCGAGAAGAAAGCGGAGCAACAGAGACAAACGGAAGCGTTTATCGCAAACCTTGAACGCAAGAAAATGTTGAGGGATGCGATGAAGGAGCAAAAAGATGCCGGAAGTGATAAAACCTCTTGAGTTTGAGGTCAAGGGCGATACATCAAAAGCACAAAATGGGTTATACAACCTCGCCAAGATTGTAGACGGATTAAAAACATCCGTTTCCGAATTGACTTCCGCATTAAAACTTCTTTCGGGGACAGAAAAGCAATCAACCGCCGCCACAGACTCGGCAACAAAAGCAAAAAAGTCACATCTTCAGCAACTTCTTGCTGCGATTAAAGTCAGGCAACAAGAAGCCAATGTGACAAATGCATCCACCCGTGTAACATTAGCACTCGCAAGGGCAAACGCCAATGTCGAAACAAGCGAAAGGCTGAAAGCGCAAGCAACGCTTGAATCTTCAAGGGCAAATAGACAGATTTATGAGTCCATTCTTGAGGCCGAAAAAGCAAAAAGAATGGATGTCCAAGCAACGCTTGAAAGTGCAAAGGCAAATAGGATGGATGTAGAGTCTTCCCTTGAAGCGGGGAAGGCTATTAGGATGGAGTCCCAGGCCGCCTATGAACTTGAACGGGCAAAGCGTTTTGATGCTCAATCGATAGCAGAATCTTCAAAGGCATCAAGGGCTGATGCACAAGCAACATTTGAAGAAGAAAGAGCAAAAAAACTATCGGCACAAGCATCTTCAGAGTCTGCGAAAGCCAATAAAGCGAACGCACAAGCGGCGTATGACAACGCAAGAGCAAACGAACTGATTGCGAGGGCGGCGGCGGCTCAAGAAAAAGCGCAAAAAGCTGCTTCAAGAGCCACGGCGCAGGACACCAAAGAAACCGCCAAAAATGCCAAAGAGCATAAGAAAGCGGGCAATTCGGCGCACCACCACGCAAGCGGTCTCACCCGACTTGCCGCCGCCTTAAAGCGCATCCTCATCTATCGTGCAATCCGTGGGGTCATCAAGGCGGTCACGGGTGCAATCAACGAGGGCATCGAGCGGATGTACGCCTGGTCGGAGGCAAATGACCAAGTGTTCATGCGTGTAATGGACACCTATGCGACCGAGGTTCAGTATCTCAAAGATGCCATCGGCGCAGCCCTCTCTCCCCTTATCGAAATGCTTATGCCATATCTCGTCCAACTGGTCGATTGGTTCGTTGAGTTAATCAATGTGGTCAACCAGTTCTTCCGTGCGCTTGCCGGATATGACACTTGGCTCAAGGTGGACAAGGTGGCGGCGAAGTTTAAGACGGACACAGAGGGGGCAGCAAAAGCACAGAAAGCCCTCAATAGTCAGTTGATGGACTTCGACCAACTGAACCTCATCACCACACCGAAGTCTTCGGGAAAGACCGAAACGGAAACGCCCGGCCTGTCTGGTCACTACACCGACATTGACCCCGCAATCAAAGAAGCGGCTGCGAAGTTCAAGAAGTTCCTTGAGCCGTTTAAGGAGCTGAAAGGCATCCTCGCTGACATTTGGAAGGAGTTTGAACCGCTCCTTGCGCCGTTTATAGACGGGACATTTGAGATCGCCGCACAGTTCATCACTCTCATTAAAGATACTGTTGCAAACCTCAAGGACAACGGCGTTTTTACGCTTCTTGCACAGATTATCGGTGACATCAATGATGCCACGCTTAACCTCGTCAAGGAAGTGCTTGGTCTATTCGGTGATGTTATTCTGCGGTTGTCGCAGAGCAAGGGCTTCAAACTTCTGCTTGCGGTCATTGGCAAAATCACTTCAGGCTCTCTTGAAAGGCTCGCAAAAGTCATCAGCGACCTCCGCAAGAGCGGTGCTATCGACAAACTGATGGACGGCGTTGATGTCCTTCTTGGTGGGGTTGCGCTATTCCTCGATGCCCTTGACGATGTTAGCGGATGGATCTTCGACCTTGTTGGCAAACTTCTTCCGTGGGTTGTTGGTGCGCTCGGTCAGGTGTTCACATTTGTCGGGCAGATTCTCGGCAACATCGGAACTGGCTTGTCGGGCATCTTTGAAATGATTGCCGACATCTTCGGTTTGTCATCGGATGCGAGCTTTTGGAACGGCCTCTACAAAGTCATTCAGGGCTTTATCATCAACCCCGTCAAGAACTTCTTGAGTATGGTGACGGACTACTTCGATTGGTTCGACACGATACTGTGGGAATACCAAAAAGCCACACACCAGGTCACGCAGACACAGTACGATGCCCACAAGGCGATGAAGAAAACTGTGCAAGACTTTAAGACCACCGTGGACGATTCCATTTGGACGAGTGCGGCGGCTGCCGAGAAAATAGCGGTCTCCGGGCAGAAAAAGGCATCGGAAACCACGGAGAAGTGGAAAGCCTCTATGTCTTCTTGGCAAGACGAAAGCCGTAAAGTCACAACCGAGGTTCTTGGCGATCTCGACAAAATCGGCAAGAAGATGGAGTGGTTCGCAAAGGGCGGTAAGACCTGGGGCGCAGAGTTCCGCAAGGGATTCATCAGCGAACTTGAGCCGTTGAACAAGGTGACGGTCACAATGCAGCCCGGTCAGCAAGGTTCGTGGAACAAGACCAAAGTGACGATGACCACGATGGCTGAAGGTGGTTTCCCCGATATGGGAACAATGTTCGTTGCGGGCGAAGCCGGAGCGGAAATGGTTGGCACAATCAACGGACGGACGGGCGTTGCTTCGGGCGAGGAAATCACGGGCATCGCAGAGGCGGTCTACGGGTCGAGCGCAGAGGAGCGCATCGTGCTTAACCAAATCCTCAATGCGATCCGCTCACAGAACCTTACCATTTCGCCGTCCGCATCGCTCGGCAAGGTGGTCAATCAATCGCAGAGGCTTTATCAGGGGGTGACGGGCTAATGGCATTCGCCGGATATTTAATCAAACTCGGTGGCGAGAACGGGGTGATACTCCCGAACGAGTACATCCGTTATGACACCTATGAGGTAGAACCCGCACAGAGGTTGGATCTCGACTCCACCCGTGACCTTACTGGTCTGCTCCATCGAAATGTCCTGAAGCACACGGCTACCCGTATCGACTTCACCGTTCCGCACATGGACTTGTACAACCACAACTACCTTCTTGACCTCCTCCGCAACAATATGTTGGACAAACACGCCAAGAAGATACGGCTGAAATACTGGAACGATGAGATTCACGAATACAGAGAGGGTACTTTCTATGTGCCTGACTTGAAGTTCAAGATCCGTCACATCGACCCAGACAATATCACGATGCTCTATGACGAGTTCAAGATGACCTTTATCGAGTATTAAGAATGGATAATGTCAACTCGCAATTCCATAGCCTTATCATTGACGAGGATGTACCGCAGATCCTTCTCTTGTGTGAGTGCGACCTGAACACCTCGTTCAAGGGCAACTTCTACCTTTCCTCGGACGGGGACATGGAGTCCAACGGAGCAAGGTTCGTTGACGATATGACACAAGGCGAGGAGTATGCCCTCGGATGTGTGGCTTGCCGAACGCTGAATGTGTCCATTATGAACCTTGACGGGTATCTCAACGGACACAACTTCGGTTGGCTTCAGGCTTATATCGGTGCGAGATATGCACACACCGCATATACTCCGTCTGCCGATGAAAACTGTAGGCTCGTCTACTACCGCACATTCTACGGAAAGACCACGGGCTTCTACGATAGTTCGACCCTTGTTCAAAGCGGAAACTGTGTCGGTCTGTACTCCATGACGGACG